CCGCATTATCTTCGCTACTCAGTATCTTGAGAACTATGGTGCCCATAGTTGGGATGGTGAGGGCGAGTGCCCTCAGTATTGGAAGCCCAAGGGTGGTTCCACCTATATCGTCGCTTGCACTCCCGAGCAACTCGCCGATGCCGAGTGGTACGATGCCGTTGAAAACGGTATTGCCAAGCGCAATGACTACGAGCAGGAGTACATCATCGATGTCAAGGTGGTCGATGAGATCGACTTTGTGGAGTCTGACTATGTCGACTTCTGGGAAGCACCCATCAATGTCCACGTCTCTATCGGTGGTGATCTGTTGATGGAGCACCAAGTGCTCAATTTCACCAACGAGGTGACTGGTGTTCGTCGTTGGGTTCAGAATGCCGAAGAGGGTCTGATTGGTGAGACTACTTATCAGGAGTTTGCGGAACCTGTGGTCATCGACTGGCGTCTCGCGAAAGAGATGGAACTCCACGGAACCGCCGACCAACTCGAAGAACTTGAATCATTAATGGAGGCTGTATAATGTCTAAATTTATTATGCCAGAAAATGTCTGGAACGAATATCTTGTTGAATTCACCAAGCACGGTGAACGTATCATGCAACGTCTGAAGTATCTCGACGTTGTCGGTGAACCTCGCCGTCGAGTCGGTGACTCGGTGACAGTGAATGTCAACAAACAAAAACGTATTGGTATTATTATGGAGGCCCTCTAATGTGTGGTGGAATTTACGAAGAGGAAAGCGTCTTGTTGGATTTGAAAGAGATGTTGGAGTCTCATGATTGGTATTATACATACTCAGATGACCAGCGGTATTACAAACGCGGTATGGTCGAACGAGAACGAATCGAAGCTGAAATCGAAAGACTCACTAAGGAAGGTTTCCGTCCTGAGGCCTGTGCGTTGTACAATGAATTGAAACCTGCTGACTTTTTTGATAAGGAGTAATCATGGTAAAAGAAAAGTACCTTGGGTACTATATGGACATCGCGAAGAGAACCGCAGAACTGTCCACAGCGCGAAAGAAAAAAGTCGGTGCGGTTATCGTCAAGGATGATCGCATCGTTTCTGTAGGCTACAATGGCACCCCTTCTGGATGGGATAACAACTGCGAAGAGTGGAGACCTAACGAAGGTGTTCATTTTGACGTGCCAGGCGAAGACATGAATATCTATGGTGATTGGCACACTAAGGAAGAGGTTCTTCACGCAGAGGCCAATGCAATCACTAAACTTGCACGATCACCGGAGACGGGAGAGGGTGCAACGTTGTTCTGTACACATCTGCCATGCATCGAGTGTGCAAAACTGATTTATCAGACTGGCATAAATACTGTCTACTATGATGAAGAATACATAGCATCGAGGGGTAGCGGTAAAGAGTTTTTAGAGAAGTCTAACGTTCATTTGGAGAAACTATAATGTCAAAACCTGAATGGAAACAGATTTTACTTATGTGTATTCTTGTCCCGCTTGCTTTAGTGTGGGATATTGTGTATACTATTATCAGTTGGATCTATAAAGGTGCAACTTGGATTGATGAAAACGGTGGAGCTTACGTCGACAAAGTATTACGCTAATGAATATATTTTATCTTGATCCTGATCCTATAGTATGTGCTCAACAACATGTCGATAAACATGTTGTCAAAATGATTATTGAGTATGCACAACTTATGTCAACCGCTCATCGAGTTTTGGACGGTAAGGAGTGGATGGGACGATCGATCACCGGTCGTAGTGTCAAACGATGGTTTCATCCAGATGCGTCAATGAATGAATATCTGTATAAAGCGTGTCACGTAAATCATCCATCTGCGAAGTGGGTTCGCGAATCTAGAGCCAATTACAATTGGTTATATGAACTATGGATCAACTTGTGTGATGAGTATACTCATCGATACGATAAGGAACATGTCACTCGAACAAAACTAGAGTACTTTCTTTTATTGTCTCCAATGAATATACCAGATGAACCTTTTACACAACCAACGCCAGCCATGTCACAATATCCTCACTGCATTGTTGAGGGTGACTCAGTCACTTCGTATCGACAGTTTTATTGGGAAGATAAATATCACTTCGCGAAGTGGACTAAACGAGATATACCAAAATGGTGGAGAAAGTATGAGTGGAAAAGGAAGCAAGCCGAGACCTTTGGCGGTGGATCAGAAAACGTTTTCTGATAACTGGGATAAGATATTCGAATCAGAGAATCCTTTAGAAAGACCTTTCGATATGTGGCGACACGAGTGTGCAAAGGAACGCGTAGTGTTGAACGTCGAGAAAGGCAAAGCATGTAATTGGTGTGGTCAATTTGAAGATGGGAGTTTCGATTGAAAATTGTAATTGCGGGTTATGGTCCAGTAGGACAAGCTGTTGAGAATGTATTGAAAGATCATCGAAGTGTTGATCTCTACATTGATGATCCATATAAGGAAAAAAACTTTCCTGAAGACTTGACTGACACCGTAGATGGTGTTATAATATGTGTTGCAACTCCTGCTGAAGATAGTGGTTTATGTGACACATCTAATGTCGCAGATGTCTTTGAGAAATACGGTAACACCAAGTATCTCATTAAGAGTGCGGTTATACCGACATTCCTTGAGGACTATCCTGAGTTGGATATCACTGTGTCACCAGAGTTCCTTGCGAGTTCTAATGCAAATCGAAATCCTATTGAAGAGTTTCGTTTTCAGACGTTTGCCATCTATGGTGGTGGTTCAATGAGATTCTGGCATGAGTTGTTTAAACCGGTACTACCTTGTTTAAATGAGGTCAAGTTCTGTTCAAGAAATCAAGCGGCATTTGCGAAGTACGTAGAAAACACCTTCCTTGCGATGAAGGTCACGTTCTGGAATCAGATGTATCGCATCTACAATGATCTTGGATATGAAGATTTTGATGTGATGGTTGATGCAGTGGGTGTTGATCCTCGTATTGGAACAGGACATGCACAGGTACCAGGCCCCGATGGTAAGTTCGGGTTCGGTGGTCATTGTCTGCCCAAGGATGTAAATGCTTTACTTAACATGGCGTACAAAGACACTGATACCGACTTTCTTAAATCCTTACTCAGAGTGAATGGAAAATATCGTAATGACAACGTTTAAGACAAATATTAAACCGACCAAGAAAAAGAAAAAACCCGTAATCAGAAAAAGAATTAAAACTCTGGTGCCACCACCAGATTGGGATCTCTTGAAAAAGGCAGAGACCGAAGAACAGATGTTACACGCATTCGATGAGTGCGAGACCTTTGTACACTATGAGGTCACAGAACGCGAGTACCTACACTCGATGAAGAAGTGGATACGTGATCATAGTGGTTGGGGTATAAAGAACGTCACTGCACTTCCAGACGTATATCTGTTGGGTGTTGCGAAACATGGATGGAAGGCCATTCGACTAGGATTCATGCCCAACAAGTACGCAGAGAGTCTAAGAAAGATTCTGGTACCCTTGTACGAAAAGGTAGACGTGATCCGTGAACGTATGAACTACGAACCACCTATTCACCCTTCAATTCAGAATTTAGAAGACGACCACAAGTTGCATCCCGAAAAGGTCAAACAGTGGATTGCTGCGTGGAAAGAAAACAAAGACCCCATATCCAAACAGTATGTCAAACATATGCAAGTCTATCTCCGGTCTGGAGTGTGGTTAGATGATCAGTACGGTTTGAATCGCGACAAGGTAGCAACACCATACTCAGTTGCTCTTGCATATGACAAGGACGGTTTTGCAAAACGAACCAAGGGTGTTTTCTATCCGGACTTGGGGCGCGTATGGAAATAAGAGATGACTCTGAACTTCAAAACTTAGTGATGACCAAGAAACGTTTTCAGGGAATGATTGAACTGACTGTCAAAGATCTTTCTTTAAACTACTTGGACTCTATTGTTTATCTTTGTGAGAAACATGGCATTGATGTTGAAGACGTGAAGAAATATATCAGTCCCGTAATCAAAGATAAGTTGGAAGCTGATGCGAAACGCCTTAGATACATTCAGGGCGGAGACACAGAACTACCCATTGACTAAACGACGTGCACTACTCACCTATGGCACTGACTTCAGTGCACCCCGTATCGATCTGCCTGACACCAAATTGTTTCAGACAGAACGGGGTTCCCTTGCACGTAACTATTTTGAGAACAAACTAGAGTTACTGAATCAGGAGTATCAGAACCTAGTGGAACTCGCGAAACTTAACGAGGCACTCTACAATGCGAACTACAACTTTGTTCCCCGCGTGGGTGTCACGTATCATCTTTACCGGTTGCATACCGGTGAGACTATCCTGAGTCTGATTGAACCTGAACGTTGGGATCAAGAGTTCTTGGGATCTTATGTATATACTGCTGACTCTGTTTGGAAACCGCTTGAAATCACTGAATAGTTTTGGTACTATATACTATGTCGGGTCATACGTTCCGACACACATACACTTAAATACACTGTTTATACGAGGAAACTCATATGTCTTTTGCAAATCTAAAACGCAACCGTAACAACATCGCTGACTTGGTTGCAGCAGCAAACCCCGAAACCAAATCTGATAAGTCATCATACGTCGATGATCGAAAGTGGAAGCCTACTGTCGACAAGGCGGGTAATGGTTATGCAGTAGTTCGATTCTTGCCAGGAAAGGATGGTGAGGTACCATTCGTGCGATACTGGGATCACGGTTTCAAAGGCCCAACTGGACAATGGTACATCGAGAAGTCACTGACATCTATCGGTCAACAAGATCCTGTTTCAGAAATGAACAGCGAACTCTGGGCGACTGAGACAGATGACAACCGTGCACTCGTGCGGGAACGTAAGCGTCGTCTTCACTATGTGACCAACATCTATGTTGAGTCAGATCCATCTAATCCTCAGAACGAAGGCAAAGTCTTCCTGTACGAGTTTGGTAAAAAGATCTTTGATAAGATCATGGATCAGATGCAACCACAGTTTCAAGATGAAACACCGGTTGATCCCTTTGACTTCTGGGAAGGTGCTTCCTTCAAGTTGAAGATTCGTAATGTAGAAGGTTATCGTAACTACGATAAGTCTGAGTTTGCAGGTCAGTCAGCACTACTTGGTGGTGATGATGAAGCACTCGAAGGTGTGTACAATCAGATGTACGATCTAAACGAGTTCACTGATCCTTCGAACTATAAGACTTACGATGAGTTGAAGGCTCGTCTTCAGATGGTTCTTGGTGAACGGTCTTCTGCTCCGGTGACAACTCGTCAACAAGTTGAACTGGAGACGGTACGTGAACCTGCGCCAATGCAGCAAACGTCTGCCCCAGAGCCTCGATCGACTGCCACAGATGACGATGAAGATACGATGTCATTCTTCGCCAAACTGGCAAACGAGGACTAACCCGTCGCATAAGCACTTGCCCGTGTGCGGTTATCATTAACTGGTGACGCCATGGGCATATTCCCCATCTGATTACTTACATTGTTTTGATTAGAAGACTTCACAGAGTTGTCCTGAATAATAATTGGGGCAGCCTGTGAATTTCCCACATTAGCAAGAGTTTCAGAACTCAATTCATCTGATATCATTCTTCTGGCTCTTCTAGATGTTCCACTAAGTCGTTTAGGTGTTTCATCATCATCGTCGCCACCAAAATAATTCATAGGGTTTAATTTAGAACCAAAATCCATTATTTCATCAACAATCCCGTTAAAACCATCAAAGATAAAATCTATAAATTCTTGCATTTTTTCAACAATATCAAAGGAATCTAAAAAGTCTGTAATCCATTCTGTGCCCGGAATTAAACCAATTAAGAAAGACAAAACATCTTTTAACAATTCTACTGGGAACAAAAGAAAAGATGTCAAACCTTTAAGAAATCCTTCTGCAAAGGCTTTAACTTTATCACCCATCGTTGCATCGGGTTCTAACTCTTCAAATTCACCACTAATACCCCTGAACAAATCTATCGCGAGAGTAATAGGAGCTAATAATCTACCAAGTATTCTGCCCAAGGTACCAGCAAATTTTACTAAAGGATTATTTTTTAAATTAGTGAAAAAAGAACGAACTGGAGAAAAAAACTTTTTTATTTGTTCTCCTAACTTTGTTGCGTCTTCGCCAATATTAAAAATTCGACCAATCCTTCTACCAAGACCCCCTAACTTATCACCGAATGCAGTAAACCAACTACGAATAGTCGTACCAACTTTCTTAATACGTTCTGTGATTTTTGCAAAAATTTTTGCATTCTTGTCAATGAAACCTTTGATAGTGCCTATTGCAATTGCACCTAATGCAGCAATACCAACAATGCCCAGTGGTATGCCACCACTACCCTGTTTTGGAACTTGATCGGGCGAACCTTCAGGTGAGTCTACAATCGGTGGTGACGGTGGCAACCCCTTAGATTCTCTTCTCTGCTCATCGGAAATTCTCATTTGATCTTTGAGAAGACCTATGAATTCATCAAATTGAGTAATCAGTGTACTAAAAAACTGATTTTCCATTTGAAAATTTAAAATAAAATTATCTTTCAAACTAACTAATGTTTCATTAGTTTGCATTTGTTCTAAAACAACGTCATCCAGTGTAATTGCCATTTGATGCCTTCTCTCTTGCTTGTTTTTCTTCTTCTAAAGCCTGTATTAAAAGAATAGTGTGAACTTCCCTTTCCCAAGGAATCATATTATCTAGTTCTGTTAAGGTGTAATTGTGATGCCTCTGAAGCAAAAAGTTCACTTTAAAGTGATTTGACAATTCTTCATGCGCGAGGCATATCAAAAAAAACTTTGCATCCCCTTTATTTCGATTGTATTTTGTGCACCACATCCTTGACATACCAATGGTAGATCGTATTTAACCGAAGGTGAATCATTAAAGAACGCAGACACTTTCATAAACTGATCCTGTGTCATTGACTCAATGAAAGACTTTACGCTTTCTGGTGACTCATCTTCAATGTTTATACGTTCATCATTACTAATAACTGCTTTAATACTTGCTGCAACAAGACTCATTGCTACATCATTTTCCTCTGCACCAACAGGAATATCATGATAACTTGGATACTTCATCTCAACAGTGATTGTATCCGTCAATGGTATAATTGGATTCGCTGTTGACTTTGTACATTCAATTTCATTCAATGGAATTGTCACTGCATTCCTGTGTTCGCAGTCTGGACACTGAATGTTAATCTCACTAGTCTCACCCGTTGACTTTGATCGCAACTGAATAAAAATGTATTCCAAATCAAATGTGGTCAGAGTATTTACATCAATGTTCTCAACGCAAGATGCAATTGTGTCATAGACCGCATTCATAATTTGTTGAGGATCTTCAGTGCTGGATGCAATCAAAAGAACCTTTTCTTCTTTTACCAAGTACGGTCGATACTTTAACTGAGCTCCCGTTGAAGGTACAGTCAGTGTGTACTTTGGTACATCATTTAACTTGGGTAATGCCATGATAAATCTCCATTATATTCTCTTAATAAAATCATAAATTTTGTTACCGATACGTTGACCGATATCTGTACTAATACCTATATCTGTAGAAATGTTCAAATCGCGAGAGGGTTGCTTTAGTCTCACACCCGTCCAATTTCTATACTGAAAGGTCACTCCAATTTCACTGACAGTTCCCTTTGCATCGTCTGATAATGTTTCCTGTGTAAATGAAACAGGATATGCATTTTCCAGTGTCCAACGATAAGTAGCTGCACCCATAGTTTCAACACCAATTGATGCGTTTATATCAACATTTAAAAGATCACCAAACACACCTTTTCGTTTTGCGCCGTTCAATATTGGAAGTGCGATACCTTTGGTCAACTGAAAAATTTCTACCTTTCTCATATACGTCTCTGGATATGAAACAGAAATATTTCCATCCCCAACTTCATCGTATCGTTGGGTGATTGATGACTGCCAATCTTCCATGTATTGTCTGGTTATCTGATCATTCAGAACTCGAAACGACATAGACACGGTAGGATTCGAATAACCATACGCAACCAAATCCTGATCTACGCCAATTTCTCTTTGAACAGAAAGTAGATTACGAGAGGGCAACGTTATCGACTTACAGAAGAACTCGATGTTTTTCTTTTGAGACGCACTTGCATTACGGGTTGGTAATCTAATATAGTAAAGATTTGGATTTGCAAAACCACCACCCTCAGTCACCTTTGACTTCAGAGTGTCTAGACTTAAATATCTCATGTGATTGCTCTCCGTGCATCTGCATACGCTTGACTTCTACCACCTTTTTGCCATTGTGCGGCAGGAAGGAAAGTTGCAATTTCCCACTCAGGGGGTGGAACGTATGACAACCTACCTTCTACTTGGCTGGTAAGATAGTGTTTGTAACATGGTTTGAAGTAACGCATTGACGATGTCCTTTTCAAAAAGTTATACGACACCCGAAATTTTGTCGTTTCATCAAACCTCTTATTGTTCGTAATACCCATCAACTCATCAAGCA